GAACTGGCAGTTGGTGCAGAAGAAATTTCTACATAAGCGTCTACAGTAGCAATGACTCTTATTTCTCTAGTGTTAGCATTAACTGCACTTGAGGCAGCAGATGATGCACCTACAGCTACAGTTTGCGTTGCACCCATTTTAAATGTTGTTGGAGCTTTCATATTTTATCCTTAAATAAAAGGGGAGGCCGAAACCTCCCCTAATTAGTATTATTGGTTAATGTCGAGAATGATGCCGTGTGCAGCTTCATTACGCATTTCCAGAGTCCATTCAACTAGAAGTTGTTTTTTCTCTGAGTCACCAGTCTTAGCAAGATCGCCAATTTGGAAATCTCTTAGGTACGCAGCAGCAGCCATGTCAGACTGAAGTAAGAAACAAAGTTTCTCATCTGTCGTTGCCATAACTCTGTTCGGTACTACTTGGATGTCACCAAAGTCAGATGAATATACATCGATTGCTGCATATTCTACTCTTTTATCAGCAGGGCCAAAACGAGTTGTGTTCGCATTGAATCCTGAGATTACTTGTTTAACAGATGGTGGAACTACCAATAGATCTAAATCACCGCCAGAAGTGTAAACTTCTTGTATAACAGTTTTTAAGATTGTTTCAGTAAGGTCTCTGTCATCACCTGAATTCGGTAAATCAGTACCAGAGCCAGTGGATAAAGAACCACCAGTGGCACCAGCATCACCATTAGACTTAATCCAAGTTGGAAGTGAACCAAGATCTCTAGCATCAGTAGCATCGCCTGCTTCTTGAACTGTACCTTTGATTAGTGCAAATTCCATATCTTTTTTAAGTTCTTTAGATTTCTTTGCAATTTGATATGCCATTTCGTCAGCTCTACCAGCAGCGTCTACACTTGACTGAGTTCCAGACAAAGCAATTACTTTATCTTGAATCTGAGTGAAGTTAAAAGCTCTAGTTGTAGCTCCAGCATTAAGGTTATCAATACTTGCATCGTCACCTTCTATAACAGAGTTAGCAGCAGGTGCAGCAAGTGCATCTAGTTGCCATTCATGTTTTGTTCCTTTAGCCGCACTTCTAGGAAGTGCAGATAGTATTGGAGTATCTTCTGGAGAAATGTTGTAAATTACATCCGTCAAATCCTCTCGAATACCAGTAGTATCATACGTATCGTATAAGTTAGTTGGTTGTGCCATAAGGCCTCCTTATTATTTGTTAGACTAAATTACGAAAAAACTTAGCAGCGTCTCTGACCTGTCCAGTCTTACGTAATTTTGAGAGTTGTTGACGTTTAGCTTCTGCGTCAGCTTGACCTTTACTTTTAGCCACTCCACCTTTGACAACCTTAGGAGCATTAGCCACTTTTTTTCTTATTCCTGGCTTTGCTTTCTGAAGATTACGATAGGACATCGCATCTTTAACAAGCATCACGTATCTGTGATCGTACACACTATTGATTTCTGAATCATTAAATCCAATGTTACCAAGATAGTCTCTCATTTGTTGTTTAAAACGAGGGCCTTTTTGGTCATCAAGTAATTCTGGTACTTTAGTACTAAGAAGTTTTTGTTGCTCACCTAAGTATTTGTTAAACTCTTGAGCTTGTAACTCTTGAGTTTGCTGTGAAACTTGAGCTAATTGTGAATGTTTTTTACGCATCTTATGCTCTAGTCTAGCAGCTTCTACTGGATCTTCATCGTATAACTTCTCAAAATCAACTTCAGCGTATTCTTGTTGTAGTTGTGCTTGTGCAGCGTTATTAAGTTGGTCTAACCTTTGTAGTTTAGCTTCAACGTCTTTTTTGGATCGTTCGACAAATTCACTTGACTGGGTTCTTTCCTGTGCAAGTTCCTGTGTTTTACGAGTGTAATCTGCATTCCGTTGATACCCTTGAATTAACTCCTCTAGGTTGACCGATAGATCTGTACCATCAACGGTTACAGCATAGTACGGTTCCTTAGAGTTCTCTTGTATATCACTCGACTCAGATGTTTCTTCTGCCTCATAAGACTCGGTCTCATCAGGGCTTTCAGTTTCTTCAGTAAGAAATCCTTCTTCTGTTTCCACTGTTTCAATTGGTTCCTCAGATATTTCTGTAGGAACAGTTTCAATAGGTGCAGATTCACTACCAGTCATAAGACCTTTTATAATGTTTCCTGCTTCTATTACGTTAGTTGTTTGGTTATCAGCCATAACAACCTCCTTTCGTTAAATGTTACACTCCTGATAGGGTTGGTGTATTCGATTTAATTCGAATTCTTTTTAATTTGATTAAGTTGTACAGATGCTAATTTACCTGTTTCCATTGCTGTTTTAAAATGGTTCTCAACTTTATCAGTTATATGATACGCCTGCCATAAGGCTTTACGGACATCATCATCATTATGTTTAGTTTGAAACATAGCATTTTGATACTCATCTTTAAGTAGTTTAAATGCTTCTTTAAATAATGGTTCTTCAAGCAATAACTTTGCTCTATCACCACGTTGTTTTTCAGTTTCTAATTTATTGTTGCTCATCGTTAGGGTTTATCACAGTTTGTGGTCTGCGGTCAAGATTGCCAAGTGCATTTTTTTGTTGTTCAATTAAGGCACGTTGTGCTTGTTCTTGTATCTTACCTTGTTGTATTAACTCTTCTTTAGCTAACATAGCATTGTTACGTAATTCAACTTCATCAATTTTAGTGCCATACTGTAACTCAAGTTCTTTAATTCTAGTTTCAAACTTTAAAATCATTTCTTGATAGTCTTTTTCTAATTGTTTGACTTTTAATTCACTATCTATTTGTTTTCTATAGTTCTCACCTTGTACTTGTAATTGTGATACTTTTTCAAACTCAGTAGGTTGTGGTGGTTGTGGTGGTGGCATGTTTTGTTGGCCAATGTCAGGATCAGTAAAGAACGCATTAGGGTTTTTAAGACCAGCGTTTTCTACAATCTTAGTTAACGTGTTATAAATGTTACGCAAATTAACCATAGGCCCTGCAGACGAACCTTGTAGCTCCAAACCTTTAAGTTGAGTTTGTAGTATATTGTTTAAAATAGAAAGTTGTTGATCTCTTGAACCAGTACCTAATCCAACACTTATAGAAATGTTGCAACGATTACGCCATTCCATAGGTCTAAACGGAACAAAGTTATTTCTTATTTTAATAATTCTTTCTTTGTCTTGGTGTTTAACAATTAGTTCAAACATTTTTAAGAACATGTCTTTAACACCAGTCTCTGCAAAGATACGAGCAATAAGTTCAACACGCATTTGTGACTGAGATAATATTGTATTTACACCTGTTGCTGTTTTGTTTAACGAGTCAGCATCCATACCTTGTGAGTATCGTGTAATACCAGTACGTTGTTCACGCACTGTATCTAAATATTCTAACATAGGAAACGCTTGACTATTAATAGTTTGCGTCTGCATTGGCATCATTACTTGACCAGGAGATCCTTTAGTTCTAACTACACCACCAGGTCTATTAGTTAATAGGTCATCAAGATTAACTTGACCATCCATTACTGCGACTCGGTTATTGTTTGTTAGATACATGTTGTCGAGTAACTGTCGCATAACTGTAGACTTAATTAATTGTAAGTCCTCAGTCATTTCAGAAACAGAACGACCATAAAATCTATGTGGTACTATAATAGGTGTTACAGATATAAAAGGTATGCTATCACATAACTCGTTATCTAAAACGGTGTAGCCTTCAGTACCTGCTAAAGTAATTTTTCTTAATTTAGCAACGCCATCACCTTCTTCGTCTATTCTTATGTAACACTCGTAGATTGAAATTTCATCAGTACTTGCTTCACCAGAGTTACTATCATAATCATAATCAAGGTTACGAAAACGAGTAATTTTTTCTTCATTGTACTTGTCTTGTGTGTCTGCAGGTAAACTATAAACTTTATCATGGTCAAAGCCTGCTTCTATTAACTGTGTTCTTGTAGAGGTAGTACGGTGTGCAACAAAGTTTGCTTCTTCTATATTTTTAGCTCTACGTTCAATAAGAAATTCTTCAGGTGGTATAGCTTCTACTTTAACTTTACCAAATGTTTCTATTCTTTCAATAACTACATCATGCATCATCGGAATAGGTGCATCTTCTAATTGTTCTAACATCATTGGATCAACAGGTTGACCTGATTGATTAATTTGTTCTAATATTTGTTCTTTTTCTTTTATAGCACTTTCATCTTCATACTCAGTATGTTCTTTAACTTCAACACCATCTTCATCCAACAACATAGTGTATTCATCTTCACTTAATTTTTCGTATGACTCACGTTCTCTCTTCTTGGAAGTATCCCAATAAACTTTAGCTACACCATTTTTTTGTATTAATGCATCTTTAAATAACGTGTACAAAGTTATAAAACCATCGTTGTCTTTATTAAACACGTAGTTTAAATAATCACTTGCTTGTTTAGCTACTTCTTCATCTTCGGCAGTAACAGGTTCACACTTAACAATTTCATCACTAGCTGCAAAAGTTCTTAGTAATGTAGGTAAAATAGATTCAACAACATCAGACACATCTGTAGAAACAACTTGTGATCTACCATCTTGTTCGTTACCAAATGGTTCACCAAAATAGTACTCTAATGATTTTTGTCTTTGTTCAGTTATGTCTGAACCAATATAACCTAAAGATGCTTTGATCTCTGAGCTAACTATCGAGCCTACTTCTAATTCTGTAAGTGGTTTACCTTTTGCCATATTAAACTATATACCTTGTATCTATGTTAATTTCTGTTTTCCACTGACTTGTTGTGTCAGGGTCTATTGCACATCCATATCTAAAAGCATCACTACCATGTGAAGCCCAGTTATGCAACGGCTTGTTTTTAAATGTTTGCATCTTATCGTCAAACTCTTTACGGTATTGTCGTAAACAATCAATACCATATTTACATCGGTTCTTATCAAACCAACACCTATCTAATGTATTTCTAACCGCTTCAATACCATGTTGTATTTCTAGCTTTGGACATACATCAAAATTAATACCTAATTCATACGCTACTTCTAGTCGTGATTTACCTGTACCTAATTCTCTAGCCACAATATCATGTGGTGCTACATGCCGACTATAGTTGTAACCTTTATCTTCTAATACATTCGCATAATGTGCAAGTGATTCACCTGATGTTTCGTAGTAATCTATCAGATGTATCTCATTGCCGATACGTTGTGCAAACCAAATACTAGTTGAATCACCAATACCTAAATCCCACCATGTTTCTACACCGACACTTTTGTCATAATCTACAATTTCAATGCGTTTTTCTTTTTCAGCTTTTTGTATTTGCTTGCCATAATAGGCTCCTGACACTGCAGCTTGGAAACTACATTCATACTCTTGTTCGTATTGATCTTCTGGCATAGTAGCTCTAGCAGACTCAAGTTCTTCAGCAGCAATAATTTCTGTTTCACTAGCTCTATATAATTGTGCATACCAATCTTTACCTGTGCGTTTAGCAAAGTCATACACATCCCAGAACTGATTGTGACCCATAGGGGTACCAATAAAAATAACATAGCCTAGCTTATCACTGACAGCAGGTCTTACGATCTCTGTCCAAGTACGAGGTGACATAAGAGCAAACTCATCCATGCATACGCCATCAAACCCTAACCCTCTAAGAGCATCAGGATTGTCAGAACCAAAGATTTGAATTCGTGATCCATTCCATAGATCAACCTTTAGTTCAGTTTCGTGACGTTTACCGCCTAGTTTCATCAAAGGGTCTGTATATTCTTTTAAATAGTCGTAAGCGACTGCTTTACCCTGACGATAAGTAGGTGCGATGTACGCCAACCTTGCGTTTGGAATTTCACAAGCAGTCATAATTAAATGATTGATTGCAAATACGGTTTTGCCAAATCTGCGATGACAGCAGATGACATTAAATCTCTTTAGATCATTGTGGATCTTTTCTTGTAGTGGTCGTGGCTGGTAGGGTATTTCAATATCCATTATTTACGTTTGTTCCAGCGTTTATTCCATAACCAGCTTTGTAATTTAGCTAAATATTGTTCTAATGTGTTTAATAATTTATTCATCAAGAATTTTGTATATATATTTTTGTGTTTCGTTTGGTAACTTGCTAAACTTAGAACCCTTTTTACGCCATTTGTCAACATTGCCAGGCCCATAATTAAATGCAGCTAATGCACTAATTGTATCGTTATCATAACGATCAAGCATAGCATAAAAATAGTCAGTTCCAAATCTTACGTTTTCTTGTGGATTAAAAACATCTTTAAGTGGTTTAACACCAAAACCAGGTTGTTTTGCAGTAGCATCCATAATTTGCATTAAGCCTTTAGCACCAGTCCGTTTGTTGACAGCATTTGGATCACCTTTACTTTCGGCCATTATTATTTTTTGTATTAATGGATCGTCTGAAAAAGCATCAGTAGTTAATAAACCACTTTGATTTCTAATTTCTTTTACTGCTTGTGTTTTATTGCTAGGCAATAATGAAAGTAGACCCTCAATCACGTTTCTTTTTTCTCCAACCAATAGTAACAGCGACAGGCTTATCGTCATCACCACTAATAGTGCTATTAACCGAAGATAGTCTTGAATGTACATACGGTGCAGCTCTTTCTGCAGCCCACATTTTCTTTTCAGGGCTAGTTTTTTTAGTATTAAGGATGTTTAACATATATTCGAGTGGAGTTACAGTACCCTTGTTAAGCATTTTCTCTAAGCGTTCATGTTTTGTTCCAGCTTTTACGCCTTTAGGTCGCCCCGAGCCTGGTCTTTTACCACCATGTGCCATAATTATTTCCTTTGTTTAACATTTCCACCTTCTTCTAGCTTGTCTTATTCTAGAGTTAGGATCGTTCTTAGTTTTAGCAGAACTGTTTTTTAATTGGCCAGCGGATCTAGCACAATAAGATTTTCTTCTTTTGGATGCTTTGCTGCCGGCTTTAACTTTACCCGTGACTGCAGTTTTAAGTTTACTACCAGGGTTAGCTCTACGATAGGCTTTGACACCTTTTGCTGTCATGCCTGCGCCAGACTTAGTCTTGCGATAATTTGGACCTGTACCAGTTGTGGTCTTTGGTATGCTCCCCCGAGACATAGCCATTGGTTAAGCTTTCTTTTTCTTAACCGGTTTTTTAGCAGTCTTAGCTGATGCAGCTAAAGCTTTATCAGTGACAGTACCTTTACCTTTTTTACTCGTGCCTTTTTTCTTAGCTCGGTTCATGTAAAAATATAGACCTTTTTTAACCGTGCGACCGTCCTTGGTTACATGGGTATCTTTCTTAGCCATTACTTAGCAGCGCCGCCACGTTTCATGCGTTTTTTCATTGCGCTACCACCCATGTTCATGCGTTTCTTCATAGATCCGCCGCCCATAGCTTTAACTCTTTTTTTAGTAACTTTCTTTTTCTTTTTAACTCTTTTTTTAACAGAACCGCCTTTTTTCATCATAGCAAAATCTGCTCCTGATATTTTACCATCACTGTTTTTATCAAGTTTAGTTTGTCCACCAGAAAGGCCGCCCTTTTTCATTCTTTTTTTCATAGCGCCACCGCCCATAGCTTTAACTCTTTTTTTCATGCCTACCATGTCTATATCTCCTATAAGATTTTCGTTTATTTACTGTGCCATCATAATAATCTTGTGGCCACTTGTCATAGTAGCCTTTTTTATGCATAATGTCACTAGCTCGTTCTAATTTATCAAAGTTTTGTATCAATACCATCAGGAATTCATTGTCTGGTTCCCAGCTATCTGTTTCTAAAAATTCTACTGGTTCCTCTTCCTCTTCATCATAAGGGTGTGAAGCCATAAGATAGATATCTTGTGGTACAAATACCACATTATAACCTTCTATAAGTATGCTTAATTCTTCAATTGTTATGTTAATATCAGTACATGCTACAATAACTATGTCTGTTTTTGGGTCTTTTATTAGTTCTGTACCTTCTACAATTTTGTCTATAAGCTTGTTTGCCTCTTTTACTTCCAATACTTTCAAAGCGTTATCCTGTCTGGCTTTAGCAGCATAAGGACATACCGGTACATTACCTAAGTATTCATTAGGTTTTTCTATAACATCCTTAGACCAGGAGAGTATATCTTCAGTTATTGTCTTCATTTTTAGATAAGAATTGTATGCTTAATACTACACCTTTAGGTATTACTTGCGCCCTACCATATATATCGTCTTTATTGTAGGTATCTTTGTCGCCGGCAATAATTACACAATCCTCTTTATCAGCAATAAGGTAACCAAGCGAATCAACTGTACAAAACTTACTATCTAGTAGCTCTTCTTTAGTTTGCCATGTAGATAAACTACATTCATTGGTGTCTAGCCATACTACATTGACCATAGGTGGTATATCATCAATCATATATTTTATATATCCCTGTTTTACGTGCTAGTATAGTGGAGATTTGACCCCCCACTGTTAAAAAAAGTTGGAGAAAAAACTCTATCGCGCCAAGTGTGTAAAAACTAGGAAAAACTGACTGTACTCTACCATACTGATTATACCGTGGTAGGGTCGTGGTAGAGTGTTTCTTTAATAAAATCATATGTTTAACCTAATTACCACCATTACCACGTGTTTGAAACCTTCGTACATTATGAACATGCTAGGGTCAAATCTCCACTATAGTGACGGCGTGGTAAGTGTTGCTTAAATGTCACACTTTATCCTTATCGCTGTAGAATTTGTCTAATCTTCGTAAAAATCCGTGTTTCGCGTCCCGATATTCCTTGCCCTCGATCACAAACTCCTGATAATATAGATCCTTGGAGCACATTAATATCACCCCTTTCTCAATCGCCGTGTCATATACCGCGTCATGCGCCATACCATAGGCCGCCATCTGTAAGAAATAATCCCCGATCCACTCTCTTTGTTTCGGTTTATTCGTCTGTTTAAAGTCAATAATCGTTATCTGCCCGTCATGCTCACCGATTAGATCAACACTACCAGCGTATAGCCCTGGATAGTACAACGTGGCTTCATTACCATAGATCTCGGTCAATCGATTATCGATCCCC